TCTTGAGATAATTGATGCCAGCAATGAGATTGTCGCGATAGCCCAGTGGCGCATTGAACTGCGGGACCATCGACGGGTCCAAAGCGCCCACGGCCTGCTTGATCGCGTTGGCCGTGGTGTTCCACTGCGGCTGGTAACCGGCAAGCTGTCTCCACCAGTCCTGACCCTGCACCATAGACGGATTAAAGCCGGAAGCCGCCGGTGGCGGCATGGAACCCGCATTTTCGATGGGAGCCGGAGCTTGGACAGGCGAGGTCGGCACCTGAGTCTTTTGCGGCTGCTGAACCGGAGCCTGCGTTGCGCCGAAGTTTGGACCGGGAACCTGCCCGATCACCTGCGGCTGAGGCTGTTGAGGCGTAGGCGGCGGAGCCACGTAGGTCTTTGGTGTCTGCGGATTGGCCGTGGTCTTGACGCCCGGAGTGTTCGCTGGCTGCATGGGCGTCTGCGGCTTGTTGTTGTCAGCCGCCTTGGTCAGCGCATTTTGGGTCTTACGCAGGTAGTCCGGATTCTGCTTGAGACCCGTATAGGCACCCATGCTCGCGGCTCTAGCGGCTGGCATTGGTAGCCTCCTGTGCTATTTTATCGACAAAGGCTTGCGCTGTAGCCTCGTCGGTCATTTTTCCGTAATGCTCGCCCATCATGAACTGCACGTACTGAGACCGCATCCACGGTTTCCAGTAGCCGTATTCATGATACGTCAACATCTCAATGCGGTAGGCTTCCTGCTCGGCCTTCCACCGCGCCTTCCGGCTCAGAACATAGGATAGCTGAAACCACCATGCACGCGCAACGCCTTTCTGCTGAACGGCATGGACATTCTCGTGCCGAAGCATGGCAAGGCGCGTCACTTGCACGTAATCCAGCCGGTCAACCGGCGGCGGATTGTCCAGCCATTCAAAGTGGCGTTCCTCGATGCGCGGCAGGAAGCCGAGATTCTTGGGCCTGTAAAGCGTGTCGCCAACGGTCATGTAATGATCGGCGTCGTACTCGACGATGCGGCGCAGCTTGCCGGTGTAGCAGCCGGTCAAGGCCATGCTAACCGCCGCGATAGCGAACCATTTAAGGACGGGCCGCTTCATTGTTGTATCGTCCCCATGCAAGGTATGAGAATGTGATCGCCGCCGCGTCTGAGAGCGCACTTGCAACAACGGCAAATTGTCCAATCCCACCTGTAATCAGTGCAACCGCTACACCGGTATCTAATCGACGACCACCGGGAACAGCGGCCATTTCCTTTGTCCATAGAACCTGACCGGTTGTCGTGCCGTCCGTTCTGGTAATTAAAAGGCCATGCAAGTCTATTTTCTTTTGCAAATACACAGTAAGACCGGCACCAGTTCCAACATAAGCCCCGCTCTCGATGTCCCAGTCCTTCGGGACGCCTTGTTTATAGTTCACGCTGTCCAGTCGCGCAATCTCGGAGCGCAGCTTGAGAACTTCGTCATAAAGCGACTGGAATTCTCCGTTGATCTTGTGGTCTTGGTGCTGATAGAGCATTACGTTCTGCCTCGACCCGTGAGTTCCGCGCCGATGCCGAAGCCGAGAACCTCGACGTTTTGGATATTCGGCTGCCAATCAAGACGCAGCCGGATGTAGCGGCTCGATCTGACAACGGCCTCTCGCCCAAAGACATCGTTACTGGGAATTGTCCCCGCCGTAGTCGGTGAGGTCTCGTTGTCAATCAGGTATTTCATGTTCACGGCCATGACCGCCGCCGCGACTTCGGCTGTCATTTCCGTCCATTGCTTCATTTTATGAGGCTTGCCGCCGTCCATCATTGGAGACACCCATCGCGCCGTGAATCCCTCCGAGACAGCCGCGTCCGTGGCGTCACCGGCATTCGCAAAGTCCACCTGTCCAAGTCCGCCGTCAGCCGAACCCCAAACGATGCTGTTTTCTTTTCTGCGAATTCCGTAGCCGTATGCTCCAGCCGTGAACGGAACCGTGATTTCCCACTTGGTCCACGCATACTTCTGCACCCGGCGCGAGTGGCGGTAGAAGAACACGTAGCAGGTCTTGTTGTTGGTCTCGTTCTGGCCGAACATGCTGAAAATCACGCACTTGTTCTTGACATCATGCACGGCAAACATGAGTTCGTCGGCGTCCTTGATGCGGGCATTGTAAGACGGCTCGACAGGCTCGGATATGTTCTCCGGCAAGCTGCCGACATCATATCGGTAGATGCCGTATTCCCCGGCAAAGTACACGTAGTTCTCAGCCGTAACGATGGTCGCGTTCGACACGCAGCCGGTCCCGTAGGTGATCGGTCTCGGCACCATCGTAACCGGGTTCGGGTCGGAGATTAGCCAGATCGACCGCCGCTTGAAAATCACCAAATGGTTCATAAATCCGACAAGGCCAGTGATGGGGTCTTCGTATGAGGCGTCGCCAATCTGAATCCAGTTCTCATTCTCATCGGTCACGGTTCCCGGTCTGCCAATCTCGGACCAGTACAGTCGATTGTCCGTCGCCCACCACATGCGCTGGCCGAAGCTGGCGCAGTACTTGAACGCCGGGAGGCTGGCCGTCGATGAAATCGGGCAAGCCGGGGTCCGCTTGCGATTGTCGTCACGAATGCTGTCCGTGTAGGCCGTATTCTGCGCGAACTCGGCAACAAAGGTCCATGTCGATTCGCCCGCGCTGATCTTCTTGCGATAGACGCGCATCTTGTCAACGCGACTGTCACCGGAAGTGGAGAGCGTCAGATCGACGGACTGGTTTTGCAGTGTAATCGAAGTCGATTCGGGGCTAGCTTGAGACTCGATACCCCATGTGCTTGAATAGTACGTGTACTTATAGGTATAGATGCCAGTCATGGCCGCTGTCGCATTTGCCGCACAGGTGGGCGCGGACGGCGCGGTAATGCGCGGACTGAATAACGCGCTGCCATCCGTGCATTGCGGCGTCGTGCTGCCATCCGGGAAATATAGACGTCCGCCGAAGTCGCAGAATGCCGGGATCGTTCCAGCCACAAGGCCGGACGCCAGAGAGGTCGCGGATACGCCGGTGGAATTCAGGTAGTAAATGCTCTGGTAAATCTTGCAGAAGTTCCAGAGCTTGCCGTTGGTATCGAAATAAGTCCGAACTCCGCGCACGCTGTTTTCACGGCTCGCGGAGAACGTGTCGAAATAAGTGATGTAGCCGTTCAGCGTGCTGGTGCTGCCGCAGTAAAGACCGCAGAGATTTCCGGTTGTCAGCGACGAGTCTTTCCATCCAAGGTAGAACGTGCCGTCGATATACACCAAGATCGTCCGGCCTATAATGATAACTTTCAGCGTGTTCTTACCGCTAACCTGCGCGATGGAGACCGCCTTTTGTACCAGTGTCGTGTTCGTGCCAGCAACGCGCTTGCGAATCTCGATCTGCGTAATCACGCCAAGCGCGTCAATGGTCAGTAGGACGCCGTAGAAGTTGCTGGCGTCCGTTGCGCGAACAGCCAGTCCAGCAGGAAGGCTATTACCGCTGCCGGAGTCATCGCCATAGACATCCGCCTGCACGATCTGGTCCGTGCCAATCGCCGTCGTGTGCAGGGCTGTCATGTGCGGCGCACCGGCACCACCAAGAGCCTTGACGCGATTGGATACGATGGCATAAGTGCCGTTGGTCTCGGTCTCCGTCCAAGACGCGCCAAGACTGGCATTGTCGGCCCGCGTAAACGTGTCCGATGCCGTTGTCGGAGAGACAGTGGCGGAATTCACGATCATCTCGTAGCGGTTTTTAATCGAGTCCTGATCCAGCATGACGTTGGCGCAATCCGAAGCCTCGCGGTCGTCCAGCAACGCCGCGTGCTTGAGGGTGTTTAGGCCGACGAACGGCCCGCGAATACTGACTTCTTGCGGGTCCACTATTCCCATTCTCCTGTTTCACGGATGCGGCGCGGCTCCATCTTCTGCTGCTCAAGGCTGTTAATCAAAAGCTGCAATTCCACCTGAACGTCAGCCTCCCAGTCCCGAATAAGCTCCATATCTCTCTGCTTGGAGCGCAGAAGCCGGGTTGCCGCCTTCATGACCAAGAGATTGTGCCACTCCTTCGGGATTGACGGTGTGTCGGCGTCCGCACTCATGTCGGCAAGGCGCGGCAGATACCAGTGGCGCAGGGTGAAGCTCTCAACCGGGTTGATGATCCGCATATTGGAGCCGACCACGCACCAGAACGGGCCGCTGGTGTCGATCCCGACGCGCTGCGAGCCAATGCGATCACGGTAGCGGAATTGAACCGGCTGCAAGACCGTCGGTCGGTTCCCGCTGTTCAGGCGTTCGACAAGTATTGTCTGTCGATACGTTGCGTCCAAGGCGAACGTGGCATCGGAAGCGTCGGAAACGGCGGTAATCGACTTGTCCTCGCTGGTGACAAAGTAGTCCTTGTCCTGTTTTTCGATGATCGTGACGATCCAGTCCTTCGCCATGTTCAGGTGGGCGTTGAGTCTGGCATTGGTCCACAGGTCGCCCGATGGGTCGTCAAGATATTCCAGCAGGACCGTCCGCATATCGGATAATTGCATTAGCAGCCCCCAATGCTGGTTACAAGACTGCCACCAAATACGGCAACTGTCATGTTAGCACTCCACTTCTTCTAGGGTGTTGACGACGATTCCGCCGCCACCACCGGCTGCGGCTGCGGCAACTGTGATCGTGAACTCGCTAGATTGGAAACGCTCGCCAAGCGGACCAACGCCCTCAAGCACTCCGTAGTATGTGCGAGCTATGCTGTCCTGCCGGATGTTGACGGCGATGCTTTTGCTAGTGCCGTATTTGCCGCCGCTGATATTCCAGTCCGTGACCGTTGACGGAATCGTCTGTTGAATTTCGCTGACATAGAGGTCAGGAGCGTCCCATTCCGTTGCCGCGTAGTCATAGACTCCGGTTGCCGTGCCAAGTAGAACGCGAGCCTTGCAAACGATGTTCGCCGTCGCGGTGACGGTAGATGTCCCGCCGGACCATGCGCCTGCTGTCGGCGAGCCGAAGGAAAGCGGATACTTACGACTGCTGCGGGGGCTGCTGACGCTGGTCGCGCCGTTGTATTGCGCGGGTGTGCTGCCGCTGTTCGGTGTCGCCGTGCTGGTGTCAAACACGCTGAGGTCTGCGCGGTTGGTTCCAAACAAGGCCACGTCGGAAAGCGTCATCCCGCTGGCATTCTGACTGAATAGACCGGCCGCCGCACGCGACCCGCCGTAAACGTCGCCTCCGGTAATTGTCGTTGTCCCGCTGGCGTGCTGAAAATACAGGTTCCCGCCGACATGAATCAGTGGGTTCGTCAGCGTCAGCAGTCCAGCGCCGTTGCTGAATGTTGTATAGGGGTTGGCGACGTTTCCGCTGCGAACATGAAAATATCCGCGTGTTATCGTGATTGTGTTGGCGGCGGCTGGGGCGATCTGCGGACCGGCGGTGTCCGCGAGCCATTCCGACATCATGTCATTGATCGAGCAAGTCTTGGTGCATCCAGCCAAGCCCTGCACGCCGGAAGCGGAGACCAGCGGCTCGCGCAGGTAGATGCGCTCCCACGTCATCGTGCCGCCGCTGCTGGAGCTGTTAAGGAAGTAATTGCCGTAACGAACGCAGGCAACATCGCTGACAACAAACGTGCCGCTGGACTGACTGGTGTAGCCGCCCGGCCCCTGATACGTGCAGTTGTAGCCAATGAGGTAGCGGAACTTTCCGTCCGCCGGGGTGTGGCCTTGGAATATGACGCCGCTGCGGCAGTTCGAGAAGATGCACCATTGCATCGTATTACTTGTGCTGCTGCCGTTAAATGTGATGTACTGCCAGTCACCACCCTGCTTATTGGCGGCATTGCTGTTGAAATGGACGAAGTTCTTGCGGCTACCCTTGATGTCGATGTAGCCGGTGTTCTGCACGGTGATGATAACACCGGCGGCGACATTGAACGTCATGCTGGCCGTGTCGGTCTTGGTGATGCTGCCGCCGGTATCCACGGTGGTGTTGGCCGTGGCTGTGACGGTATCCGTGGACGCGAAGGTCTGCGCCGTGGTGATTGACCCGCTGTAGTTTATGACGGCCATGTGCCGGTCCTACTTAAGCCCGAACATCGACCTCAAAGACGACATCATGGAGGTCCACATGGAATCCTGCATTCCCCATTCCGCCTTATGCTCGTCCATCCATTCGTCGATGGTGTCTCGGTCATCCTGCGGCAGGCCGTCCAGAATGCCCTCAAGGTTCTTCAGCTTCTGCTCCTTGAGCAATCCGCCGTCCGCGCAGACAGCCCTGATCTTCGCCTGCGCGTATCGGTATTCGGTCTTCTTCTTGAAGTCGATGGCCTCGGTCTTGTCAACCTGCACGCAACAATCCGATTCCTTGATGCCGTAGTGCGTGTCGTCAAGACCGGCGTAACCAACGGTCACATCGTCCGGATCACAGTAAAACCACCGCGCCTTTTTGACGTACTTGTCCAGCACCGGGCAGTCGGACCGGCTGCCTGAGTCCGTCTTTTCAAACTGGATGCGAACGTAGAGCATGACGCCCTCCGTTACTGCGTGTTGGTCCGGTTGACGCGCACGGAAACGATCTCGTAATGCACTTCGATGCTCTCGTTTGCCGCGCCGACCGAGGTGTATTTCAGCGCCTCGTTCTCACCGAGCGTCCGCCCGACTCCGTGAATGGCAACGCCGCCATTGGCCGGGTTGTACCACTTGTTCGTAATCTGCGTGCTGCCACTCAGGAAGAAGGCATTTCCGGCGGCGTCGCGGCTAATGTGGTAGCGGTGCAGCTTGATGGCCTTGCCCGCGCCCGGAGCTGCAATCACCTCAACGCCAGTCTGCGCGGCGGCGTAGGTCGCAATAACGATGTCGTATTCACGTTCAGGCATTCTAGCCTCCTACGGTTTTCGGTACGATAATGCTGTGCGCCCCGCGCACGGCGTACTTGGATATGCTCTTGGCCGCCTCGGTCGCAATAGCCCTGCGCTCTTTGCGCTGCGCCTTGGCCTGATAATCTTTGGCCTCTTTTACGGCCTGCCTGTGTCTTAAGACCGCCTTTTTGCGATCTCCGCCAGTCTCACGCCACGAGTCGCGCTGGCGCATTCTGTATAAGACCCACTCGCCCGGACGGTACGCGGACCCGTCGGAGCCTTGCAATGTGAACTGATACGTCAGAAGATCGTAACCGCGATTGATACCGTATTCCTTGACGCGGTAGGCCACCCATCGCTCATAAACCGGCTGCCAGATGATGTTCAGGTCTTTGTCGTATTCCCTGAGCCGCCGCAGGAAGTCTCGGCCATGCCATTGCGCTGCCGGATGGCAACCGCCCATCTCGCGCAAAAGAAGCTCCTGCCAGCGGTCGGCACCGGGAATCTCGAAACGCCGACCTTCTTCCATTGGCCTAGCCAAGTTCCACCGGGGGCCGATGTCCTCGGCCCCCGGCAGACTTGGAAACTCAATGCTACGGTTGCTCGCAACAGTGAGTAGCATACGCCTAGCTCTCCAGCGGGCAGTTCGACGCCACGCCGGTACCGCGAGTGCGGAACGGCACGTAGTCGATTTCCAAACCCAGCAGCCACGCGGCGGAGATGCCGGTATGGAGGTCGGTGGCGGCGACGTGGAACAAGCCCACGGCACCGTCCTCGACTTGCTGGCGGGTCAGGAAGCCACTGTTCAAGATACCGCGTTCGGTGCGCATCGCGCCGTAGGCCGTGGAAGCCATCGCGTCTTGCGCAATCGTGGTATTGAGAGCAGCACCGGCGGAAGCAGCAGCCAAAGCCGCGCCAGCCGCTTTCCACGAGGTCTTGAGCGTCCAGTCAACCGTCTGCGTGCCGGAAGCAGCAGAGGTCCACCAGATGCGGAAGCCGACCTCATACGTCGGGTCCAGATCGTGCGGAACCAGCCAGTAGGTGGACAGAACGTCGCCGTCCGTGTCCATCTTGCAGGCCGAATAGCCGAACGTGCTGATCTCGTCGATGATCGGCGCACCCGTGTCTGAGCCGGGAAGCAAAGCTCCCGCCGCGTGCGATGTGGTGCCAGACTCCGTGACAGCTGGAGTCGGACCGTACCCGGAGAAATGCCAAGACGGAATCAGGCGATATTCCCGGAGCCAGTCGATGTTTCGGTCTCGAATACTCATTGGAACCTTTCTTGCCGCTGTGCGGCAGTCGGATGGTGTTCGCCAGCGGAAACGCCCGCTGGTTCAGTACCCTTTTCACCTCACCTTCCGTTTAGGTGTGGCGAATGTCCTCAAGGACGCTGTGGACGTTGCAGGCCGCCGCGCCCAACTGGATGAAGCGATACATGACCGCCTCATAGGCCGGACGATCCATGACGCGAGACAGCACCGCGCCATCGTCATCCATCCACTCCCAGTCGCCCTCGTGGTAGAAAGCAAGGCAGGACTCATCCAAGAAGTACATCTTGTTGTCCTTGCAGTGCTTGTCCGCGAGGATGTCCTTGCCCGCGTATTGCAGGTTCGTCCAGCCAGCATCAAACTTCATCTCCGGCTTGCCGGGAGACCCCGGATACCGCTTGTCGGCGACGTTCATTTCGCCATAGACAGCGGCAATCTCGTGGGTGGTGACAATCACGGAAATGCCACGGCCAGCCTTGCCGCCGTTGACCTCTGCCTCATTCAGCGCATCGCGCATAAGGCGAGTCGTCAGCGTCCGCAACGTGCCGCTGTTACCGAGGACGTTACCCTTCCAGTAAGCGGCGGCGCTGCGGCTGATCTGCCCGTAGTTGCCCTGACCGTACGAACCATTGGCATTGTCAATCACGTAATCAATGCCGAAGATTTCGTAGCAACCAGAGGCGTCACGCGCACCGGCACGGTAAATCGCGTGACTGGACGAGGTGGTGACAGCTAGCGAGACCGTGAACGTGGTCGTGCTGGGGATCGTCAGGATTTCAACTTCCGTGCCGTTGGTGACGGCTGCACCCGTGGAGGTGTTGCGGATGTCGATAATCATGCCGACTTCCAGCATGCCCGTGTCGGTCACCGTGACCGTGGTACTGGCCGTGGTCGTGCCGCAGATGGTCAGAATGCCGGAACCGTCACCGAGAATCTGGCGATTCATGTCATACGCCATGTCATTCGCCAGACCGTCCATTTCGGCATCGACAGCATCGGTGAACGCATCCACGTCACGCTGCGCGGCCTTGATGACGGACAGTTCCAGTTCCAGACGCCCCAACTGCTGCGTCACGTTGTACTTCGCGGCCCCAAACGACTGATGACCAGCCGTCGGCAGTAACGCACCGACAGTTGGACGAGCGCCAATCCCGTGATTACGACCCGTGCGGAGCGGCACATAGACTTCCAAGCCGCCGGTCGTGGTTTTTTGAACGCCACGATTGGTGACACGGCCAGCCCGCAGGAAGCGGTCGTAGAGGACGATGAGGTTATTCGTCTGGTCACGAATCGGACCCTCATAATCCTCTTTCAGGATTGCGCTCATGGTAGAGGTAGTAGCTCCAGCCATGCTCTTTCTCCTTGACCAATGCCCTCATCGTGCGCTCGACACGGGCGTTTACAGTGAACAACAAAAACTACTGCTCGTAAGCCCCGGTTTCGATCTTCTCCTTGATGCGCCGCTTGCGCTCGTCCGGAGTCATGGGCTTCTCGCTCGGCTTGGGCAGGGCGGCTGCGCCACCCGGACCTTCGGCGTTGAATGACTTTTTCTGATACTGCTTCATGGCGTCGGCGATGATGGACTTCTTGTACTCGGCCATCATGTTGATGACGCGCTGGTAAGCGGCGTCGCCGTTGCCCCCGCGCTGCTCAACCGCATCGGCAATTGCCTCAGCAACAAGCTGCGTGTCCTTGTGGTAAGTCTCCGGCTTGTGCTTGGAGCGAAGATTCTCGAACTTGGACTGAAGGCGACCGGAGTACTCGCGCTGCTTCTCGCGCCGCTCCATCTCGTCGATCTTCTTGCGAAGTTCTGCATCCCCACCGGACGACTGGCCGTTGGCTTGGCCTTGCTGGATGGTCTGCTTGGCCTCCTGCTTCTGCTCCGCGCTCAGGTACGGGAACATCTGCCGGAGTTGGGCGATAGCGTTCGGGTCGCCCTGCTTCGCCGCAGACGAGATTTGCAAGACCCAAAGACCGGTGTCCACGACCTCGCCGTCAACTTCAGTGTCACCGTACTTCCAAGACCGAGGCGCATCGCCTTGGCCTTGGGCGGCGTTCGCGGCTGGAGCCTGTCCTTGCTGACCAGACCCTTCATCCGCTCCGCTTCCCTGACCGGCGGGAGCTTGTCCGGCTGCCGGTGCGCCATTATTGATTTCGTCAGGCATAGAAAAACCTCCAAGGTTATAAGGGGGGCCATGAGCGGCGACACACCGCCGGGGTAGCGCACCCCCGGTCCCCCTTATGCCCCGCCGTTAAGCAGGGCAAGTCTGTTGGTGCCGACCCCATTGACCCCGTTGGTCATGGGCGCACCTTGCATCGCCATCTCCGGCGGCATCGGGTTCATCCCCTGCCCCATCGTCGGCGGTTGCATTCCCATTTGCGGCTGCGCTCCCGGCATGGGTGCCGGAGCCGGTGGCTGCGGCGGCTGAGGAATCATGTACCCCAACTGCTGCAAGTAGTACTCGTGCATCGAGCAATGCTCGTGAACCATCTGCTGAATCATGGGATGCAGAGTCCCGAACTCCGGGGACTTCCGCATCTTGTTATGCACGAAATATTCGATGGCATGGTTTTCATAGGGGGCGACCGGGACAGGCTCGCCGGTCTTAAGACGCCGGTTCTCGTCCATCGCCTTTGATCGGTCCTGCTCGATGTCGTCGAAAAAGTCGGCATCGCGGGCGTCTAGGTTCAGGTGCATCATGACCAATTGCTTATCCATCGGGTTCTGCGGATTGAAGAAGCCCTGATTGATAAGCTGGAAGATCGCCTCTTTTATGGCGGGCTTGCTGTTGGACAGCGACGGCTGGAAGTCCACGTCGATGTCGTAGTAATCCACGTTGGGATCGGTCTCCTTGGAGCCGACCAGCATATTGCCGTTGAACCACATCTCCGTATCGAAGGCTTGGTTCTTGCCAACGATTGTCAGCAAGCGGTCCTCAGTGATGTACATGCGAAGAATCTTGTGAAGGATTGTCCGCATCTCCTTCTCGCATTCAGCCACGCGCAGGGCGAGCGGTCCGAATCGCGTCTCGTCCTGCTCAAGCAGGAGGTCCACGAGGTATCCACTCGCCCCGCTCGTCGGCGCACGGGAGTTAGAGACATCATGAATCCCGGTGATGTCGTCCACGAAACGGTAGAGCGTATTCAAATGCTCGAACACGTACTGCGGCAACGTCGGGGCTTGCAGATATTCGGGGCGGTTGCCGTACTGGTCGGCGTGAAACTCGAAGATTTCGCCGGTGCCGTCCGTGAAGTCTGCCTGCGTCGTGCCGCCACCGATGGGAATGCCCAACTTCGGCGAGACCGTCTTATTGCGGTTTTCGACGATCTGCGAGAGCGTCTTATTGATGTCCACTTGCAGCGGGATCACCTGCTCGATTCTGGATGTCGCAATCGGTCGGCCAGCCACAGTGATGTCACCACAGTAGGCCAGCGGGATGCAGCGATAAGGATTCTCTCCATGCTCGACAAGGAGTTGCCCGACCATGACGGCAACGATGCCGTTGGGGTTGCGCGAGTCCGGCTTCGTGTAAAGCTCGTGAACAATGACGGACCCGTTGTTGGAGTTGGTCTCGGCCCCGGCATGGTCGCCCTGTAACGACAGGAGGCCGCGCTCGAACCACGCCGAGTAACCGCCGGTTTCAGGAGAGACATCCATCTGATCGGCAAACTTCGGATACTTGTCGCGCACATAGGTCTTGCTGCGGAGCTTGGTCACAAGCACCCACGGCGAGTCCTTGAATTTCAGTGTCGGCTCCCACAGCACATTGAATGGTCCAAGAGCTTCCACGCGAGGCTCGCCGGTGTAGGCTGTCATGCTCATGTCACCGGCAATAGCCTTGAACTCGTCTTGCGCCGACAGCAGGTTCAGAGCTTCGTCGTTGCCGTCCTCTCCGGGCATAGCCAGCATGTCCGGCGTAAACATGAGCGGTGCCCCGGCCTTGCTGTCCCACGACACCTTGTAAAAGGCGTTGCCCGTCATGAACAGCCAGTCGAAGAACTCGTCGCGCAAAGTCTTTATGCCGATCTTCTTGTCGTACGCCTGCTGCACGCGGGTTGAAATTTTGGCGATTTCAATATCCTCGTCGTCGGATGTCGCCGGTCTTACCGTGACCTTTGGGTCTTGCTTTAACATGCGAGCCTTGCAGGTCTGCACGATGCCCGACATGATATTGCCCACGATGCGCGGCTTGCGGGAATCACGCGGCGGCTGCATCCGGTTGGATCGGCTGTCCCAACGGAGCCACTGGTAGCCAAGGCACATGGCAATGTTTGTGAACCACTGCTTTTCATACGGGTGACGGTCTTTCTCCCGGCCTCCAAGGGCGGATTGCATGAACGATTTAGCGCCTTCGGGGGAGCCGACATTGACTTCACCGTAATTTCGGACATCGGACTGCTTTTCCACTTAGCCTCCGTATGGCCCAGTGCCGAATTGCATGTCGCCGTAATCGTCCTTCTCCTGCTCCGCCCGGTCGTAGTCGTCGTTTACCGGCTTGTCTTTCATGGCCTTGCCGCCGTTCCGCAGAGCTTCGTAAATGCCGTAATTCCCGCCGCTCATGATTCGATCCAGAAGGTCTCGCTCGGTCTTGCGAAAGCCAGCGATCTCATCGAGATAGAAACTCTCCAAGCGAGAGAGCCGTCGGCTGGCAATCCAGTCTTTCGACAGCCATCCAGCGACGACGCCAAGACCAAGACCCGCTATCAGACTCATCCAGATCACTTGTCGCGCCTCGCATCCAGCCGTTCAACGTGAACCTTGATGTCCGTCAGTTCCTTGCGAACGTCGGTAAACTCCTTCACCGACCCTTCCGCCACCTCATCGACCCGCTCGAATATCCGTGTCAGCACTTCCCGCGTATTGGCCTTGTAGTTCTCGGCGTCCTCTTTCATGGCATCCAGCTTCTTGTCAAGACCGTCGATCTGTCTCATAAGAAGCTGCACACAGAACCCCATTAGTGCGCCGATAACGCCAACGGCGATACCCAACACCCACATCGGGTCCATTCACGCCTCCTCTACTTCGCCTCAGCCCAAGCCGCGACTTCCTCGTCGGACATCGGCTTCGGTTTCTCCGCGTCAGACGGCGACTCCAATCGGCTCTCCGGCTGCGGCACGGGCGGCTTCGGATACGGAGCGCCCGCGTGCTTCTTGAGAACCGTCTCGATCTTGATGCCGCGATCCTGCCGGTGAATGGCAAGCTGCGGCTTCATGAGTTCGTTGACCATATATGCGCTGATCTCGCCGGTCTCCGCGTCTCGGTCGGCGTAAGTCTCCAAGACCAACTGAATCTTGCCCTTGACGAGCCGATGACCGTCATAAGACCAGCCGTCGTCCTGCAAGAACCGCATGAACTTGTACAGCGACAGCGTGTCGTGCCGAGGAATAATATGGACCACTTCCATGCGCTACCCCTTTAGTAATCCTCGCCCAAGACCGGGTGCGGGACCGTCTCGCATTTCTTCCGGTCAAGGCGTTTTTGTATGACTTTGTGCCAGCGGTCGGGAATCCGGTTGGTCGCACTGAGACCGGCATCCTCGTATTTCTTGCGAATCTGGTCAGCCGCGCTCGGCTCCATCTTTTTAAGGTGAAGCTCGTTCACGCCGTTGACGTAGATGTTCAGCATGTCGATACCGGCATTAATCTCGACAAACTTGCCATGCCCTCGTCGTACCGTCTTGGCTGGAATGAGCGGGACGCCATAGGCGGTAAACGTGACAATGTTGATGCTGTTGCTGCGGTCCGCTACACTCAGATGGAAGCGGTCGTCGCCGGAACGCTCCTTGACCTTGTTAATCAGGTGGATCAAGTCCAGCTTCTTCTCGGCGGCGTGCGGAATGTAGATTTCGTCGTAAACGTGAATGTGCCCCTTGAGCGGCACCGTCATCACCAGATAGCGCAAGGCGTCCGGGATGTGGTTGTCGTCGTCAACGGGATCGCCGGTCTCCGGGTCTCTATGGTAGGCTGACAGTTCGCGCATCGTGTTGACGCACTTCTTGTCCACCGTTATGCCCTTGCCGTGAGGCAGCAGCATAACAAAGAGGCAGACGAACGGATCATCGCCACCCCAGTCAATACATCGGTACCGCGCCCAGTCGCGGTGGGCTTGCGTGTAACCCATGTCATACAGGGATCGCTCATGCGTCTTAGCCGAGAAGAACGGGAAGCATCGGCCACCGGCAGCAGTCCAAGCCTCCTCCGGTGAGGACGGGAACTCGCGTGCCATGTACAGGGGTTCATTGACATGGTGGGCCGCTTCGTTGTTGTACCAGTCTTGGGTGCGCTCAGGGTTTTGCCACCACTCAAAGAACAGCGGCTTGTAACGGCTCTCACCGGCAATGGCCGACTTCCAACCATCATAGAAGTCTCCGTGCGGGCCGTTGCTCGTGGACATGCCCACGTTGACGCCGCCGGAGCGCTCGACCGCCGGTTCCGAGGCTTGCAAACTCTCCTTCAAATACTCGAAGTAGCCCGCCTCGTCGTAGAGGTTCATGTTGTTCGTCATGGATCGGGCGGCGTTCTCGGAAGCCGCAACGGAGTAGATCGCACAGCCCTTGCCCATGTGGTCAAAGACCATCTCGTCTTTGTTCTTGCTGGTAATCATGGCCTGTAGGTGCGGTTGCGGCAGGTGAGACCAGATAAAATAAATCTTGTCGATGAACTGGCGGGCATAGTAAAGGGTCTGGTTCATCACGCTGGCCGTCCAGAGGTTCTTGAACGTGATGAACCACATGATGATCGCGGCGAAGCACCATGTCATTCCAAGCTGGCGAGCCTTTAGAATCCAGAGCCAGTTGCCATTCTCGATGATTTCACGGGCGACCGTCTTTTGCGCCGGGTAGAGAATCATGGGAACCGGGCGACCGCTGCGCTTGTCGGGAACCTTGACGTAGTGCTTGCACCAATAGACGAAGCCAGCGTAGCCAGCGGAGCAGCGAGCATATTCGCGCTTGAAGTGCGCGATCTCGTCGGCGGAATAAATTTTACTTGCCATTCGCGCCATGCGCCGCTACCCTTGGATTAACCGATTGATTTTCGTTTTCTCCGTTAGGGTTGGGGCCGGGGCGTTCCCGGCCCTTTTTCTTTTCTGGTGCATAAATGAAAATGATTCTGAGAACCATTCTCATCTGATGGCGGAATACTACAGTGCGCCGTTATCGGACGCAAGAAGAAATTTTACACTTTATGCTTTTTGATTCTGGTCTTGGCTGTCTTGCGCGGTCTCGGCAGCAGCTTTCGTGGCTTCGAGCCTGCGCTTCTTGAGGAACTTCTTGTCGGCGGCGTCACTCATCTTGGCTCGTTTCTCGACTTCATGAATGGACTGCGACAGGATTTCTGGTGTGATCCCTTGCGCTTCGGCTGTCGCGCTCTCCGTATCGGCCCCGCCACGCTGCGCCCTGCCGATGTATCCGCATATCTCTGCGGCGGTTGCAACGGACTTGTTCACGGTAACGGCGTCGTCAAGGTTCTCGGCTCTGGTGACGTTTTTCATGCAGATGTCAACAAGCTCCTTTCGGCTCGGCAGCTTGCCTTTGGCAATGTCCTCGGCTGACGGTGGCGCGGCTGGAGGAAGTTCTGCTGCAACCTTGGCGACAGAATCAGCGTCCTCTTGGAGCTTGCTTAGTGACGCCTTACGGTTCCGCTTTTTCATCTCCGGGTTTCTATGCAGGTCTCTGGACGACATTTTGGCCTCGCGTCTTTCGCATACCATACTCGGCAATCAGGGCTGCGTCAATCATGCCGTCATGCCACTTCTTGCAGCGTGCGGTCTCCAGCCAGTTGTGATCCGGCCAACGTTGACCGGCGTACTCAGCCTCCGAGCCTGACGGTCTCCCGGCCAAGACCGTCTTTTTCCATTCCTGCGGCGTCACGAACTCATAGGGTATCTTGAGCGCGGCGCACATCCCTTGGATCATGCCGTATCCCATGCCGAAGTTGAACATCGAGGTCACGCCCTGCTTTGGCATGGCGGACACCTTCTCGATGTACACGCATTGCGGATTAGCAGAGACAAGCATTCCGCGCAAGACCGGGAGACAGATGGCATTCTTCTTTCCCACGGAGACCGTTGGCATGGCATGAGTGACAAGATTGACTTCGTCCATGATGGCAATGCCGCCACTGAGTCCGGGGTCGATTCCAACAATTTTCATAGCCCGCTCCGTTTAACGAGAATCCTATCCGTGCAGCCAACTTTCCCGCATTGGCACTGCATAAGCTGGTATTCGTCTGGCGAACAGTCTAAGGCGTCCAGACGTTCAAGTCCGTCTTTGATGTACTGATTATTGTCGGCTATCTGCGTATCTATTTCGCCATCAAGCTCCCTGTACACATCACGAGAGAACACCGCATGTCGATACGCCGCAGCAATCGCGTTTTTTTCCTCGTGCAACTCCAGCAATCGCCTATGCCACGCCACGGTCGCCTGTAGATACATGGTCCGCATGTTGTTTTCACCGATCATTTTCGATCCTTTTTGCAAAGCCAAACAGTCCAGATACCCTGTTAATCTCATCCTTCATCGGCTCCAAGTACACCCGCTGAAAGATGGCGTAGAATGCGCCCTTGTTCGGAATGAACCGACCATCGGCTCCACGATACCGCCGATACCGTTTCTCCCGTTTCCACTTGGCTTTTAGCTCGAATAGCCTGCGCCGCCTCTTCGACCAACGCTTACGCTTTATCATTCTCGATCCTATTCATGGCACAGACTGGGCATGACTTCGTATAGACCGAACTATGAAGAAGGAGATTCATCTCCTGCACTTTTGAGTTCATGCTTTGAACATGACGACTCATCTCGCTAGCTCCGGCAGCCTTGCCAATAAAGCGGAATCGGCGTCATTTCACTTGGCATTTTTGGACCCCTTTCTCGGCTTCCTGTAGAGTTTTTCAGCCAGCTCAATGTAGAGCTTGTATTCGGCGATCTGCGCTGGCGTGAATCCATTTTTTTTGGCAATCGCCCGTCCACGTTTTTTCCATTCAGCAATCGTCATTTGATGACAGCCAATCCTGAGAACGCTATGCGTTGCCATGTTGACGAAGAATTGGGTCCCCTGAATCTGTAATGGCGAATTTTCCCACGCATTGCCGGACACCCGCGCATTGCCGAACACCCGCGCATTGCCGGACACCTGCGCATCGCCGAACACCTGCGCATCGCCGAACACCCGCGCATTGCCGAACACCTGCGCATCGCCGGACACCCACGCTTTGCCGGACACCCGCGCATCGCCGGACACCTGCGCATCGCCGGACACCTGCGCATTGCCGAACACCTGCGCATCGCCGGACACCCGCGCATTGCCGAACACCTGCGCATCGCCGAACACCCGCGCATTGCCGGACACCTGCGCATTGTGCCAGATGAATCCGCCGAGTATATTGTCAGGTTTTTCAATTTTTGCTTTTTTACTGACAATCGCGCCGGATGGATACTGAATCCAATCCGCCTCGTTCTCGTTCCACCGTTTGCAAAATTCGGTCAGGGTCATGGCGAATTCTCCTTCCAGTGCTTTGCGTGCGCCGCCCAAAGCATGTCATTGATCGCGTCAGCGATTAGCATTTCCGACCTTGTGGAAAACTGCGAATCGCGGCCAAGGTCTTCGACCGTGAATCCGATTTGCCTGGAAGCCTGTTGCACCGCAACATGCAGAGCATTGCGGGTGACCCGGGGCGGCCGCGCAACCATGTTTTCAATGCTCAGTTGATCCAATTCGGCCAGCGTGATTTTTGCGCGTAGGTCATCCATTGGATTCATAGTTTACACCCATCTACGAAGCCAGCCATTACAGATCTTACAATCCCGGTAAAGACAAAATCCTTCATCCGCTGCTTGGCCGGTAATTTGTCGTACTGAACCATGCAAGGGTGTGTCTTTTTCTCAGCGTCTTTGACCTCGCCATAGACCCACCCATCGGCGACCTTTTGCTTGAGCCATGACTCGTGGGAATCACGCGGAGTCGCCCTAGGCTTTTCGATGATATTTTTTACGCCAACCATTGCGGAGTCCTTTTGCCATTGCGGGCATTCTGACCACGGCAATTGCTGAAACGACTCGGCACTGTAATCACACAGAACGCGATTCGCTTCGTGACACATGCGAGCTATAATTTCAATCTCAGAATCTTCCATCTCATTCCTCCTGCCGCTGAGCGGCGTTATATGTGCCATAATCTGTGATTTTAACGGAGAATTACATTCTAGAGCGCCTGGATGATCGTACCGTCCATACCAGCCAGCTCTCTTATTTACCGCTTCGTTAAAAGTGTGCAGGCGGCGGCGTAGGCGGCGGCGGCGGCTGCGGAGGCTGCGGAGGCGGCGGCGGTCCAGTGTTTGTGTTTCGTCGCAGTTTTCATTTTATCTCCGAGTGTTGTTTGAGCCAGCAGCAGTTTGCGCATTGGACGGCTAGATCGACTATCGACCCGCAATAGCAACGCCCCGCTATGAAATCATGCGACGCCTTGATCTTCTCCCGAAGTCTGTCAATCTCATCAACGCATTCGTCGAGCATATTCACAGCATCGCCAATGCCGCTCGTCTCCCATGCGAAATTTCTGATTTGCTCCAGCCGTTCCGGGGTCATGATTTCCCTTTCAATTTTTCATCTGCCGCTAGTATCCGCCGACCGACCCATTCAGCGACTGACACGCTCAAGACCGAGATCGAAACCACCGATGCCAGCGAACAAGCTGCCGAAGTTCATAATTTTCAGAGCCTCTATTTCGCTTTTCTTTCTCGGCATGACAGCTCTCTCCTTGGGTATAAAAACTGGAGAGGGAGTCAGGAGTTGAACCTGATCCTTTCGCCCGGTGTGGCGAACGCTCTAACGAGAGCTTCTCCCTCATGGACTACATGAACAGGAACACCGCCGCGCTGAGAATGATGGCTTCGGTGAAGACAACAAGCAGGTAGATGGCGTTGGCGATCCGAGACGGTAATGACCGTGGCTCGGATGCCGATTCGTAGCCGTGGGATTCGAGGATTTGCTTGCTGACTGACACCGCAGTCAACCTTTCAGAAATCGCGTACGGACGACATGCTACAAAACGGCTACCGGAAAATCCAGATAAATTTCCCGCGCCGGACAAAATATTTCAGGTCTTTCGCGCCTTGAGTCCGGTAGAACGAGAACAGCTTGTCATTCCAGACGGTCATGCCCCACTGGGGATGGCTGGCATAACCAAGCTGCTTGGCGAAGTCCTCCATCCGGCAGGCCGCAAGCATGGCCTTGTAGCTCACCGGACGGGCATGGATAAACCGCGCCAGCAGCGCGTCCTTCAACTCGGAAAACACCTTGGGATGCTTCGGCGGTTTCAGGCGGTGCTTGCCCATGTTCGACCTCGCTTTTGTCTGCGGCATGTGAACTCTCCGGGATCTCCTGAAACTTGGGGCGACGGACCGGACTCGAACCGGCAACCTCGCGGGCCACAGCCGCACGCTCTACCGATTGAGCTACCGCCACCACGGAAAATCAAAAGCCGGTTGTCCGTCACCGCGTCACAACCGGCAAAGACGCGATAGAGGCCGGACCCGGCTTCTGGCTCAGGTCAGGCACCACCAAACCTACCCGATTCTGAAACGCATTTCCAGAAAAAATTTCGCCATTTTCCACGAAATCACACGGGACACCACCCCAACGATACCGAGTCTCAGTATCAAAAACGCGCTGTAGCAGCCTGTAGCTCAAAGTTAGGCCAAGGTCCATACCAAACCTCAGGGTGAAGCCTTAAAACACGCTACAGACGATTTGGCAAGGTCTGATTTTGGAATTTCTCAGGAAAAAAGATGGGGGTTAGAATCATCATTCGGGACTCGCGCCGGGCCACCCCCCGCCCTTGCCTGATACTGAGAATCAGTCTCAGAATGAGCGCGAACGTCCGATAATACTCGGTATGTTGCGTTGACGCTTTGCATCTAACTCTAGTAGTTGTCAGCAGTTACGCTAGATTACATGCCGATTGCAGCAGGTTATCGCACGGATTGGCGTCTAGTTAGTGGCGGCATTGGCACAATAGGGCTGGGTAAGCGACAAAAGGACCAAGAAAGGAATAGTGAGTGTACTAGTTGTCCACACTGAAACACAAGAGAAGCTCTACCGTAGTCGCAAGTCTTGCAACTAGTCGCAAGACCCAAGACAAGACCCATCCCCAATCCCCCTCTTATAGTCTCCCCCTTGCCCCTTCCCTGGGGGCTTTTCGGTGCAGTTTAGCAACGACCCAAATACCCAGGGTCGGCCAAAACTGTGATCTGCGGGCCGTTATGCGGCGCCTGATTTTGATACCGAGTCTCATTTAGATTTTTGGCGGAAATTTCGTTGACAGGCCTGGCTGTCCAGGCTATACATATAGACACGAAACCACAACACCAGGCAACGCCTGGAGGGAGAGAAAAAATGGAAACTTACAAGACTGGCTTCGCCGCTAAATCGTCCGAAAGTCTTGCAATTTCGCTGACCAAACTGCCGATCAAAGACTTGGCCAAAATCCACGCCGACATGCGTGACGACGGGCTGATTTCAAAATTTGAATCAGACCCTTTTCGGGCGGACTGCGGATTCGCGGTTAACTTTGACACCGACT